CCGCGCCTTCATTTCCTTCTTCGACTCCAGCCACACCCGCTGCTGCAAGTCTTCCCGCAAGCCAGGCGCCGTGAGGTCGCTCTCGAGCCGCGGGCTGGTGTCGATCGCCCCGTTCAGGAGCCAATCCTTCATCCGGCCCCACATCATGTCCCGCATGTAGCGGAACTTGCGGTCGGGACTGTCGGCCCCGAAGTTCACTTCAAGGAGATTGGTGAATCCGAGCTCGCGCAGTCGCGTCCCGACGCTCCCGGCAATGCCTGCAGAATCGAGAAAGAGCATGGATACCCGCTGCCCCCCATAACTGCCGGCGAGCACGTCTGATAAGCGATTAGTAAGCACGGACGGATCACGTGTGAGTTCCCCGGCGATTCGGATCGCAGGAATACTACGTGCATCCCGACCGCGACGGAAGCGGATGACGTTTGAATCTTTACCACCCCATGCGAGGTCACATCCGGCCACGAGTGGTTCATCATCCAACACCTCCACGTTGCGCTTCTGCGCATCCCGCACCCGCATAAAGTCGATGAACTGCGCATCTTCCGCGTTCGGCGGCAAGCCTCGCACGCGCACCCGGAAGCGGTCGGACTCTTCACCCCACTCCGTCAACTGCTCCGCAATCAGGTCCTTATTCGGAAACTTGCAGTCCCGCGCGTCAATCGTCCACGTCTTCCACCCGCGGCCCTTGCCGGCGAACACGATGTCATGGAAGCTGCCGCGGCGCCTCGTCGGGTTGCCAAACAAGAAGTGCATCGGCTCGCCGTCCGTCAAGCCGCCCTCTTGCACCTCGTGGATGATCTCTGGGACGTTCGAATCTTCGTCGTTCACGTAGAAGCTGGTCGACGCCGCGTTGTGCTGGCCGGCAAAGCTCTCACTGTTCTCCGGGTCGCACGTCTGTGGCGATACCTTCCACTCCGAGCGATAGCCCTTGCGATACATGATGCTCGTGTTGATTTCGAACCAGTGCGCCGTAATGGCCCGCTTCGCCCACGTCGTGATGCTCGGCCAGGTCTTGTCTTGCAACTGCGGCCCCGTGTTCGCTGTGATGACGCCTTTCGCGTTGCGCCTGGTGGACATCAGGAAGCTGACCAACATGCCAGTCAGCGCGCCCTTGCCGATGCCGTGGCCTGATGCAACGGCTGCGCGAATCGGCATCACCGCATCCACGCCGTTGAACTTGCGCAGTGTGATTTCGTGGCCGAGCCATTCGAAGAACTCGCACTGCCAGACGTCAGGCTCGCTATACGGCTCGAGCGGGCCTGGTTCGCCCCAGGCGAAGGCGCCGCGCACCCACGCCAGCGGGTCAGCGTAGAGCTCGCCGCACCAGTCGTGCAGCTCGTCTTCGAAGTTGCGGGAGACGAGCGCGGCTTCAGTCATACGCGCAGTCGACGTAACTGACAAGCCTCACACTCACACGCTTCTTCTTTCGGCGTGCGATACCCTGGACATCCACAGACCGTGCAAGGCGGATGCATCGTCACTGGAAAGCGATGGTCACTCAGGTGATGCCCACAGGCGCAACGACGATCAGCGCCATCGCTGTCGTGATGTGTTGAGATGTTCATTCATCGTTCCCCCGTGCGCGCAGCTTCCACTGGGCGAGTTCGTCGTCTGTGAGACCCTTTTCGTCATCGCCTGTGACGAGCCATTGATAGACCGCTAAGCCTTCCCATTTATGTTCCGGCCAGTCGCCCCATTTCTGGTCGGCGGCCATCAGCGCAGCCTTGAGTTCGTCATGCGTCCACGTCGTTTTCATTCCGTGCCCCGTGCGCGCAGCTTCGCGCGGTCCAGCCGTGACAACTGTTCTTCCGGCAGCGTCACTTCCACTTTGTCCTTCAACCACCCATTCGCCCGCGCGCCGAGCTCGAGCGCCCGCGTCTTGTCCCACAGCTTGATTTCAATCGTCGTGTCCGTCTCACCATCACCGCTCGTGAGATTTTCTGTGCGCACCTTCACGCTGCTAATCGCGCGCTGCATCCGTTCCGGCATCGCACGCAGTTCGCGCAACGTGAACGATCGCTTGTTGCCATGCACCGCGGTAAAGGCATCGATGATGTTGCTGTGCGCGAGGTAGCGCACTTCGGCGTCCCACGTCTCGCGCGTGATCTTGTTCTTTGAACCTTTCGGCCGGCCTGGGCCACCAGTCTTCGACGGGAAGTTGTCCCGCTTCGGTGGATTCGGGTTTGACATCGGGTTTGTCAAGGAGAATAGCACGGCAAAACGAACGGGCATGGATGGAAAGTGCCGAGCCTTGTGGGCTCAGGTCTCTGGAGAGTGGGAGAACCTTGAGCCCACTGGGGGGAGGGTTTGTATAATTATATATATATAAAGGACTTACTAGTCGGCTCACAGTTGGCTCAGTTGGCTCACGATTCATGGACGGACTGACTGTGGTCCAACTGGCTACATGATCAACAAATCGTCCTGTTTAGGGGACGATTCTGGCGCCTGTTGGCTCAAGGACCACTGGGTGCGGCGCGGAAAGATGCCGGGAATATCCTCGATTTTGATACGGAGATCCTCGCCGGCGCGCTTCAGGGTGGCGGTCGCATGGCCGGCTTTCAGGCCTTCGGCTTTCGCGTCTTTGGATTCGACGGTGCCGCCTCGACTGGCGATGAAATCCTCGAGCCAGCCAGCGGCTTCTTTCCGTGCGGTCTGCTCGCCATGAGAATCAGTGCTGACGTCGAGAGCTTCTTGAAGGGTGCGCTCGGAGTCCGTGCACCACACGAGTTGCGCCGTGCTGATGAGGCCTTCGTCTGTTTCCGAGACGACGATTTCGCGAATTTCGAAGCGGAGGCTTTTGAGGTCCATCCGCCCGAGGTTGTTCTTGGCGTTCGCGACGAGACACTTCGTGGGATCGTCCGGGTCTTTCATCACGAAGAGCACGGTGCGGGCGACGGCCGTAAAGGCGCGAGAGCCCATGAGCATTGTGAGCGGGTCGGTGCTACCGGATTTATTGACGTGCATGAGGCCCACCACGCTCGCATGGGTTTTGTCAGCGATGGCCACAATGGGCTCAAGGGCCGTGCGGACTTCCGCATCTTTGTGTGTGTCAATTTTCACACTGAGACGCGACAACAGCGGGTCCATGAGAATGAGGCCGGCATCGACTTCCCGCACGACGCGCTCGAATTCTTGGAGGTCCGCAGGGAGCGAGAGCGAGACTTCTGCGCCGTGCACCGTGGTGACATGGACCTGATAGACCAGGGAGAGATCCGCGCCGGCCGCCATGAGCCGCGGCACGATGGTATGTTCCCAGCTATCTTCCGTGGCAGCGATGATGACCGCCCGACACTGGCCCTGATAGACGCCTTGCAGCGTGCCCCGCGTTAATTGCGCCGCGAGTGAATACGCGAAGAGTGATTTACCGATGCCTTCGCGCCCGCCGACGAGGCAGAGCGTGCCGAGCGCGATGCGCTCTTTCCAGAGCCAGTGCACGGGGCGAATCTGAATGTGAGTGGCTTCGCGAAGGGAGACGGCACGAGCGGGAACAGGCGGGGACGTGCGATGACCATTCGAACCAGACATAGGCACCTCTACAGAGGACGCATCACAACGCGGCTCCCCGACTTGTCTGTAGCCAAGTGGAGACTTACGCCGGGAGCTACCCGGACCGCGTTGGGTGCTAGGACCAGCGCGAAGGGATTCACCCGCGCGCCAGTTTCATTCTACACGACTCAACTGCACGCGTAACCACTCAATCGTATCCACGGATTGCAACTGCTTCGGCGTGAACTGAAAGACCTTCCAGCCGGCGGCCTGCGCCAAATTGAGCTTTTCGTAATCGCGTTGCAGCCCTTTGCGCGTGCTGTGGTCCCGAAAACCTTGCTGCTCGACGGCAATCTTGACGACCGGCCACGCATAATCGAAGCGGAAGTCCCGGCCGGGAATGAGGAGCACTTCGCGGGCCGGCAGCGGGAGGCCAGCCGCGGCGCAGAGCTCCATGAAGCGATCGAAGGGTTCGGCAGTCGGCTGCAGGGGTAAGGGCAGGGGCGGCGCCAAGCCATCCATGCGGCGGCGATAGGCTTCGTATTCTTGATTGGTCCAGCGCAGTCCGTGAGTCATGGATTCACCTCGTAAAACGCTTGAGCAAATCCGGGTGGAGTAATCGCATCTTCGGGATCGGCATTCTGTCGCTTCGTTTGCCAACTACTTGGTTTCGTCCGTGGTTTGGGATGTTTCTGAGGAATAGTAAAATCCCCCCAAATACACGTGGGCTTATGGCCTGGATCGCCATATTCCCATTGGTAAAACTCCAGCCGCGCCGGCCCCAGATACCGCCGTAGTTTGTTCCGTGGGTTCTCAAGCGCCCACCACTTCAACGTCTCCCGATGTGCGACCGTGACCCGTAAGCACGCATCGACCACCGACAACGAGGCGAGCAATTCCGCGTCAGTAGGCGGATAGCGGTTGCGCGCGTAGGACTGCACCGTGCAGACCGGAGCCGCGAGAATGCCCCAAACCCCCCGAATGCGTTGAAGTAATCTCACATCACGTCCGTTCAGGATGTCCACAATTTCCACTCGATACCCAGCCGCACGATAGGGCGCAGACCATGAACCTGTCCCGCCGCATAAATCCAAAATCAGCATCTGCCCAAGCCACAGAACAAATCTATTGCGAGCGGCTTCATGCTACACTCCCCCTCGCATGAATAAGCGCCCGCTGCTGCCTGGCGCCAGGAAACACACCCTCGAGCACCGCGTGCTGCGCCTCGAAAAACTGACTGAGGATCTTATGAGCACTGCCGCCGACCTGACTGCCGCCGTTGCTGCCCTGACCGATGCCGTGGCCAAAGTGCCGGCACCGACGCCGCAGCTGATCACGCAGGACGAACTGGACGCCAATACGGCCGGCGTCACGAAAGCGACGGCCGATCTCCAGGCGAAGACGCCCCCGACGCCATAAGCGCCTGACTCGTATAGCGGCGCATTTCGTCGCGGCGGTCCTTCAACTGCTGCCGCAGCGCCGCGTGCTGCTTCATCAGCTCGGCATTCTGCGCCATCGCGACTTGGGCGAGTTCGCGATAGGAGCGCACCTCGTCCTCGAGGCGCAGGACATCGACGGAGAGATATTCAATCACGGCTTGCATCGCGGCTTCTTTGCTCATACGGTGCCGCGCATCTTGACACAGCTGTAGGAAAACGCCAGCCCCTAAATCGAGTGGCTAACTTCTTAGCCACCACAAGTAATAGGGGCATCGGCCGAGAGCTGTGCTACGCTTGCGCCACTTTGCCAAAGAGTGCTGCGAGGGTCCGTGAGTGAGCAGGCTCTGGCCGTGGGCCGGTGGGGCACCGCGACGGTTACGGGCAGTTACGTGAGCCCGCCGACCACCAGCAATCTGCAACAACAACTCATCGATCTCGACACGAAGCACGACAAGGCGCACGACCGCTTGCGCCGAGACTTCGACGATCTGTCCATTGCCGTTGCGAACATGCAAACGGTGAGCACGGCGCTCCGGCAAGACTTCCAGAATTTCCGCACGAATCCCGTCAACGTCAACACGATCAGTTTTACCGCGAATCAACTCGTGGCGATCGTCGTGGCCGCCATTGCGCTGTCCGGTGGCTTTTACATTCTGACGGAGCGACAAGCGGAAACGAATGCGGCGATGGAACGGACACAGAAAACCGTGGAGATGATTCGCGTGCAGGTCGAAACGCTGAGGGCAACCGTCTTAACGCAAGGACGTGACAAATGAGCAATGGCGACGATAACGCAGAAGCTTGTTGCGCAGCTGGTATTTGCTGCGACATGACGAAACAACTAATGGCGCTGACGAAGATCGTGAAACATGCCTCGCCCAATATCACATCCTACGACGCGCAGGCTATTGCTGTGGCCCTCCTCGCGACGTTTGACCTTGTGCCTAAGGGGCTGATTAGCCCGCTCGTGAAATACGTGCAGGCGCATCCGTATGAGTGAGCGTCCGTCGATGTGGTCCCTCGTGCAGCAGGCCACATGGCTGCATGCCGTGCACTGCATCGATCCGCAGTGCGGCACGATCAACATCCGTGGCTCGAAACCCGAAATCACGATTGACGAGCAGGGCCAAGCCTGGTGCGCGAAATGCGGCGCGACGTGGGAACCGCACTTGCCGCGGCCGGTCGCCGTGTAAGGAGAGACGATGGCGTATGTAGTGTGGCATATGCAAGACAGCAATGGACAACCGCTCGCTGATGTGTTCGTCAGTGGCGCCTCGAGCACGATGGGCACATGGTCGGCGCGCACGAATGCCTGCGGTGATGCGAAGACGACGCTCGGCGCGGCCACGTATACCATGACGTTCGAAGCGCCCGGCTTCACGACGCGCACGTATCCCGCGACGATTGGCGACAGCGGCGAAATCATCACGGGCCTCGAGCGCAGCGCCGCGACGTTGCCTTTTCCGCCGCCCACACGGGATGAAGCACTCGCCATACGTGTGGGCTTTCAGGGCGAGACAGTGACCACGAGCGAATACGGGACATTCCCGGCCTTCGGACCAGAAACGACGACACTGAACGACGACGATCTGCACGCGTATTGCGCGCAGCTGGCCGCTCGAGGCTGGACGCACGGCGAGATTGCGATTAGTTGGGAATACGACGAGCCGCGGTTCTTAATGCCCGTGCCAGGCAGAGACTTAACGCAGGATCTGCCCGAGCTCGCACGGCGCATCGTGATCATGCTGCAGCACTTCAAAGCCGTGTGCGTCTTTCTCGCGGGCGACGGCATGAGTGCACAGCCGAATCCTGATGGCAGCTATCCGTATAATGACCCGACTGGACACACCTATGGCTATGAGTGGTTGGGTCAAGCATTCCCGCACATCGGTGCCTATCTTCAATCGGGCAATCCCTACGGCGACCTCACCAAATACTGTGTCTTCGTCCCTGGCTACGACGGCGTCTTCTATGGGTGGGGTATTCCTGGCGAAGTCCCAGACCAACAACCCGATCGCGTGGTTCATTTTGGACAACTCTTTCGACAAGTCCTGCCAGATGGGTATCTGGGTATCGAACACTCGACGGGGAAGATTCCAGTGGGCGAGGGCGGCTCGGACTGGAACATCAACGGCCGGATGATGGTTTATGACGCCGTGCTGTCGGAGTTCGAATGGCCGACGACCGGCAATCAGGTGTGGCAAATCGTCGCCCGGTTAACACATCCCTACAACCGCCCGCCTGATCAGCCTGCTGGCGACGATCCGAATCCGCCGTTTTATCTCGCGCACAACAATCCTCGAGGGCCGGTGTATTACTGCGCCTATGAATACGCCACGTATCAATGGACGCGTGGACAGGTGACCGCAGAACAAGTGCAGCAGTCGCGGGATTACTTCTCGGTGATGGGTTGCCGCTCAGTATGCTGAATCCGTTGCGCGCCTGGAAAGAATTGGGACTCTTAAAGGAGATCGGATCGATGAATACGACTGACGCACTCGCCGTGGCTAAGGCTCATCCCGACGTCGTGACATCGCTGCTCGGGGCGCTGTTCGGCGCCGTCCAAGCCGATCCAACCATCGTGCCGGATGTGATCACGGCTGTCGAAACGAAGAACTACACCGGCCTGGCGCTGAAGCACATTGGATTGCTGCTGTCGCTCGCCGGCATCATCGGCGGCAAGCCTGAGCTCGTGGCGCAGTTGGGCGCACTGGCGAAAGGATAGAACGATGCGCATCCGATTTATTCTGCCCGCATTGGTGATCGGATTCGCGCTTTACGCCTTCAGTGGGCAGGCGCAAGACCAGCCGCGCGCCACGACGACCCCGCCGATCGCGCAAGTGCCTGGGTCGGTGCCCACGCCTGCGAAAGAATCGACACCCGCCGTGGTCACGACGACGATTCCGTCGCCCGCGTCTCCCACGCATGTGCCTGAACAGGTGATCTGGGCGCTGGCGATGTCCTACGTGATGCAGTTCTTGAAGAAGCAGAAATGGTTCCCCCTCCTGACGGAGCAATCGACGGCGAACGTGCAGGCGGGATTCGGCTTTCTCGTGGCGCTCGCCACGGCGGCCGGGATTCATATTGCCGTATCTGGCAGCGTGCTGGATGGCAGCGGGCTGTCGTTCAGCATCACCGGCTTGACGGTGGACGCGATCAAGGATGTCGGCTTTCAGTGGGTGGCACAGCAGGGTTGGTATGACGCGCTGGTGAA